GGAATCATCAGCAAGTTAAAAGATGCTGCTGAAGACAAAGAACATCAGATAGAAATATTAGGAACATTTGTAAGGCTTGGTGTAGTTGTCTGGTCAGGTTTTATCATCACCATGAACTATATAGATATACCGATGGTTAAGAAATCAGGTAACTCTGATATCACTTTCGTCGCCAGCGTTTTTACGGGGGCACTTGCAACTTTCGGTTTGACTACTGGTAAAAACGGTAGTAGTAAACCACCCGAATGTCCAATGATGAAGAAACAACAACCCACTACAAAGACATGAAAAGATGGATACTACTCTTAGCCCTGTTGTCACCCGCAGCTGCAAGAGCAAACACTGTGACGCCTCAGTTTACGACTGGAAGCATGCAGAGCACAACAACTACGCAACAAACAATTGTAGAAGAGGTGGTTCACGATATCAAGGGTTCAGCTTCTTCCTCTTACAGTGGTACAAACATTACTGCAACAGGAGCTGGAGGCATAGGACACGCAGATACAGTATACACACCAACAAACAATGCAGCGGACTGGGATCTACAGATCACAACCAGAGAAGCTGGCACAATCGAAACAATAACAATAGACAGAACAATAGACACAGACAGTACTACTACGTCTTACTCTATCTTCTCTCAATAACTGCACCAGCATTTGCAGAGGGAGAAACACATAACAACAGTAATCCTGTAGCTGCTGCTACTGGTAACGTAACTAACCAAGCTGTACAGTTTCAGAATAACGGAGCACAAAGTCGTCAGTTTTTTGGTCCTAATATAAGTTGTAATGGCAGCACGATGACATTTCAACCTTTTTATATGGGTAATCATACTAAACCACTTGATGAGTTTATGCAGCCTACAAGTTATACACTAGCAGAAAACTGGGGATTCCAAATTAATTTTATGGTTCCTCTGGATAAGTCAGGATATAAACAATGCAAAGAAATGGCAAAACGCCAACAAGAAAAGATGCGGCTGGAGTATGAGCTTACTCGAGCCCATAAATGTGCGGAGCTAATGCAAAAAGGTTTTATGATTCGGCCTAATACGCCTATGGCTAAATTATGTCAGGATATAGTACCAATAGTAAAAGTAGATCCGCCAAAGAAAAAGAAAAAACTAGGACTATTTTAATGAGCACATTCACAGATGCACATAAAACAGGTCAGCCACCATTAGATGGCCCTAATGATCTGAAACCAGAAGTTAAGACTTCTTATATCATAGCTAAAGAAGCTAAAACAAAGAAAACCACTAAGAAAACCACTAAGTAATCATGCTAGCACTATTAAAACCAATCGTATTAACTGCACTTAAGAGTGACAAATTTAAACAGTTTGTTGTCGACCTACTCGAAAAACTTGTAGAACAAACAGATAACGAACTGGATGATAAGGCATTAGCTATAGTTAAGAAAGGATTAGACATCGAATGACCGATACAAGAGTAATACCTAAGAAGGCTGGCGAGGAAAGTTTTAACGAACTCCACTACCTTGTTACGCAAGAGTTCTTACGTTTAATAAAGTGTGGTGAAGCAAAGACTCAAGACTTAAAAGCAGCATGTGATTGGCTTAAGACTAATGACATAACAGGTGTTGCTCTTGAAGGCAGCCCACTCGACAAATTAGCTTCGATAATACCGAAGGTAGATCCAGAATTAGTAAAGAGCAGACTCTATGGCAAGACCCGGACCTAAACTTAGCAAGAACCCCGGTAAGACAGCAAAGTACTATCGGAGTAATCCAGAAGCTAGGAAGAAACACCAAGAAACAAATAAGAAGATTAACAATACAGACTCTAAACGCTCATACAGACGTGAACTGATGCGTATACGTAGAAAACGTAACGTTAGCCCACATGTTGATTTGTCACATCAATCTGACGGCAGTGTTAAACCTGAGTCAAGAAAAGCAAACCGAGGTAGAGGCGGAGCAAGAAGAGCTTAATGACACCATTACTACCAAACCCTGATTACTATTTACACAATTTAATAACCATGACAAGTTCAGAATCTAAAAGGCTCTGGAGAAGAGCTATCAAAGAGCACTTCAACTGTCAATGCGTTTATTGCGGAAAATCTTATGAATTACACAAACTTACAATCGACCATGTACAACCTAAGAGCAAGGGTGGTCAAAGCGTTACGAGGAATGTTGTACCCTCGTGTACCAGATGCAATCAGGCGAAAGGTAGCACTCACTGGCTCGACTGGATGAGGTCGACATTCGGACAGACCGAGCGAGAACAGGTAATCTTATCACATATTAATTAATGGAAGAAGAAGAAAGGAATGAATGGGGTCCAGCCGGTCAACCTTCTGTATCTGAACAACTTAAGAAAAGTGGTTACACAGAAGGAATCAATTATGAACAGATTATAGATGACGAGTATGAGTTTCCTAGATTTAATGAAGATCCTACAGAACAAAACAGATTAAATGTTCGACATGCTCTTAAAAAGGCTCAATCAGGTATGCCATTAACTGAAGTTGAACAAACCTTGTTAATCAATAATGGTCTAGATGATTTTGTTCTAGGTGGTCAGACACAAGCAGCTGGAGTAGATGCTGCTCTTTTAGCTGCACCTTTTCTAGCTAAACCCGGTTTACTAGCTGGAGGACTAACAACTGTCGGAAATCTAATTAAAAAGTATCCCGGAAAAACTTTAGAAGTAATTGGAGCCGCACTTGGAGGTGCTAGTGAAGATCCTCAAGATATAGCTTTAGAAACTACTGGATTTAAAGCTGACACTATGTTTATAGGAGGAAGACCTATTAACACAGGAGGATTAACTCGAATGCTTGATTGGGCTTTCTCGAGTTCTAATAGTATATTCAACAAAGCGAATCCTAATTGGAGAACTGTTACACCAGACGGAGTAGAAGTACCTGATACCTTCTTTAAGTCTGTATCTAAAGGAAGTGGACAAATTGTATGGCCTACACCTAAACAGGTTTATGATACTAAGCAAAAGTTAATGAATAACCAATTAGCTGATGCAACTGGTAAATTAAATATTTGGAATTATTTTAAGAATAAGAAAGGAAGATCAAATTGGGGTCGATTAATGGCTAAAGAGGTTCAAACTTTACCTCATACTAGATCGAGTTGGACGTCTATCAAGAGGGAGCTTCAAAATGATTTTTTAAGTATTTATCCTGAGAAGTTTCTAAAAACAATTAAGTATAAAAATGCAAAAGGAAAATGGGTTTCTCTTGCTAAAGACAGTATAGAAGTTGAACACATCTTTACTTTACAGCAATCCATGCCTATATTTGCTGATGTAGAATGGGGTGGCGAATTATGGCAACAAATCTCAAGGCAGATTCTATCTAAACAATTTGCATTAGGTGATACTCGTCAAAACTTGGTAGCTGTACCAGAACATATACATCGTATTAAGAGTCAGTATTTTAATAAGATGGCCGGTATAGACGGAAGAAAGTTCTTTACTGATGATGTTATTAAGCAAATGATAGCTGATCCAAAGTTTCGTACAGCTAAAATTGATGAATGGTTAGACGAAGTTGAAAAAGGTAAAAAGATTATTGATGATGGATTAGCTATCTGGGAAACTCTTTATAAAGGTAAACCTATACCAAATATGCCAGAAGAGTTGGTTGAGAAACTAAGTAAGATTAACCTTGATGAAGTTGACATCAAAAAAGTAATACCACAGATATTTGCAGAGTTTGAAGCTGAAGGGTTTACTAACACAGCTCTGAAGCAAGCTGATTTAGCTACAGAGAATATAGAGAAGATAAAGCTAAACAAAAGAAAGATTCTAAATGCTGAACATAACGAAATGGTTGAGTATTTTGAAAAAGCAACAAAACAATGGAATAAACAAAATGCTAAGTTTACTCCTTGGGATGATGTAACTGATGCTATTGAATATGCTACACAAGAGTTAAAGAGTCAGTTTATAGACAAAAATGGTCAACTTAGCTTCATTAATAAAAATGGTATGACACTAGAAGAAGCAGCAACCATTTATGGTAACTTATTATTTGAGACAAATAGAGCACGATGACAGATAATGAAATAGTAACCTCTTTAAAAGAAGACTTTAAGCTGTTCCTACAGGCATTGTGGGACCAGCTAGGTCTTCCTTCTCCTACGAGGGCTCAATATGCGATTGCTGATTACTTGCAGAATGGTCCCAAGAGACTTCAGATTCAAGCGTTCAGAGGTGTTGGTAAGTCTTGGATTAC